CTGGCGCCGCGATGTACTGCGAGTCTGCCGAGACCACGTTCGACGCTACCGGCGTCGCGATGTGTACCGCGCAGCTGACCGGCGTCCTGGTGTTCGCGTAGATGTGGGACGTACTCGACGTGTACCTCGACGGGGCGAATGACCCCGTCGAGGTGCCGGTGCTCACGGTGTACGTCGTCGACTACCGGGACCTGTGCGACAAGGCGAAGGTCACGGCGTACCCGGCTGGCCTTGACCTGCTGTCGGCGTTCTGCGCGATCGTCGACCCCGAGCCCCTCGACCTCAAGGTGGTCAAGAAGTGGGGCAGGGAGCACAAGGTCATCGTCGAGCGGCGCGAGAGCGTGGGCCCTACGAGGACGGCGATCCACGCCGTCTAGTCGTCCAGGTCGCGCTACGGATCAACCGGCCCATATTCGAGGTCATCGGATACGAGCCGAGAATGCTGGCAACGATCGTGGAGGAGTTGAACGGTGGCTAAGCAAGTCGAGCTACGCATCGACGGGCTCGGCGCACTCCTCAAAGACTTCCGGGCACTGCCGAAAGAGGCCACGAAGGAACTGCGCAAGGCGTCCGTCGACATCGCTAACCGGCACATGGTCCCGTCATGGAAGGCAGCCGCGCTCACCGCTGGCAACTGGGGCCCCAAGTTGGCCGAGTCGATCAGGGCACGGTCCGACCGGCTTCCCGCGTTAAACGTCGGCAAGGATCGCAAGGCCTACGCCGGTGGCGCCTCCACGAACATGGTCCGCTACCCGTCAGCGTTCGGCACACGCAACAACTGGGCGCCGTTCGGCGACGGCACCGGATGGATGAGCAAGCGAAGGCCGTACCAGGCGCAGGCCTTGCACGAATGGGCTCAGGCCGTCGACCTCATCGTCACGAAGTGGAATAGGAACACCCTGTGAGCCGCACACTGACCGTCTACCTAGCAGCCGACCTCAAGCGATTCAGCCCCGCGCTGAAAGGCGCCGAGCAGGACCTAGGCCGATTCGGCAACGCGACACGCAACCTGAGCAACAGCCTGTCGGGAATGCTCGGGCCCGCCATGATCGCCGCCGGCGCCGCAGCCGGATATGCAGCCGTGCAGTTCGGGGTCGACGGCGTCAAGGCATTCCTCGATGACCAGGCGGCAGCCGAGAAACTCGCCAAAACACTCGACAACCTCGGACTCGCGCACGACACCACGCAGGTCGAGGGCATGATCGACGCCCTCCAGCGCGAAACAGGCGTGGCCGACGACGCGCTGCGGCCAGCATTCGACCGGCTCGTGCGCTCGATCGGGAACACGGCAGGCGCAACCGATGCGCTGAAACTGGCCATGGACGTATCCGCCGGCACCGGCAAGTCACTCGACTCCGTCGTGCAGGCACTCGGCAAGGCATACGACGGCAACACCACAGGCCTCGGCAGGCTCGGCGCAGGCATCGACAAGGCCACGCTCGCAACCGGCGACATGGACCTCATCACCAAGCAACTAGCACGCACATTCGACGGGCAGGCCGCAACCGCAGCCAACACGTATCAAGGGCAACTCGACCGGCTGTCCGTCGGATTCGACGAGCTCAAAGAGTCATTCGGCGCCGGGTTCCTCAACAGTCTCACCGACGCCGAGGACAAGACCAACGGCCTCATGGACTCAATGAAGAAACTTGAACCCACCATGGAACGGCTCGGCGGCAAGGCATACGAAACAGCCGAGGGATTCGCACAGGCCGCCATAGACGCCGTGTCCATCTTCGACGCGATCAACAAGGGCGACTGGCGCCTCGCGTGGCAGATCATCGCATGGGGCGAGGACTCGGTTGCCGGATACACGAAGGAAGTACGCGACGCAGCGGCAGCGACATACGGACTCGACCAGGCGTGGGCGAGCATGGGCGGCGGGGAGTTTGCAGACCAGATCAGCGCGACCGAGGCCGCTACGTCACGATGGAACGCAGTCGCTCAGGCAAACGGCGCCACGATCAAGACCAACGGCGGCAACCTCAAGGAGTACTTCGCCGCCCTCGACAAGACATCGACCGCAACGGGGTCAACGTCCAAGGCAACCGACACCCTGACAACAGCGTTCGACCTGCAGAAAGGCGTCGTCGACGACCTGCAGGTCACCCTTGACGCACAGGTCGCCGACCTCGAGCGCAACACGCAAGCCGCAAAGGACTACTCGAGCACGCTCGCGACGCAGCTGCTCGGCGGCATCGACCTGGGCGCTGCACAGCAGACTGGCGCCGACCTCGGCATTTCATCGCTCGACGCGTTCGACCGCCAGATCGAACAACATGAATGGTTCGGCAACGTCCTCACCTCGATCAGGGCCAACGGTGCAGACAAGCGACTCGTCGACCAGATAGCGGCACTCGGACCCGAGGCCGGCGGCAAACTCGGGCAGGAAATGCTCGACAAGGGCCTCGTCGAAGCGTTCAACAGCCGACTGGAGTCCGTCACCGCACTAGCCAACACGACTGCGACGGCTATGGCCGGCGAGTTCTTCCCGGCTGGCACCGAGGCCGCGACCGGCATGGTCGACAAGACCCTCGAACAGATGGGCAAGGAAGCGAAGCGCCTGAAGGCGATCGGTAAGAGCATGGGCGACCTGATCGGCGCGACGATGACCGCGGAAATCGCCGAGGCCGTAGCCAAGGCTGTTGCGGCTGCAGAGGCTGCAAAGACGTCCGCAGCAGCGGAACGAGCCGCGCAGCAGGCCGCCCGTGAAGTGACGATGTCTGAGCAGCAGATAGCGCAGACCGTCGCGCGCCTGATCAACAACAGCAATGCACGCGCCGGCTACTCGATGGGCGTACCCGTACCGAGCCCGGTCCTCGGATGAGCCCCACCGTCCTGGTCAACGGCGTCGCCCTCGACCTTGAGAACGTCGAGTACCGGATCACGGTCTCGCACGGTCGCAACGACATTACGGCAGCGCCAGCACCTTCAGATGCGAGCATGACGCTCTACGGTTTCCTGTCGATTCCGGTAGAGATCAGCGACGTCGTCGAGGTCCAGGCGTACGGCGTCACCCGATTCACTGGCCGAGTCACGGACACGATCCTGACCCACGACTTCAACCCGAACGGCCCGACCCTCGGACCAGGCGCGACCTCGTATATCGCCCGCCTCGATGTCACCCTCATCGGGAACCTCAGCCTGCTCGGTCTCAAGTTCGTCGGCGAGGCCGGCTACTCGAGGGAACTGCTCGACGACCGTGTCGAGAACATCCTCACCGACGCGGGCGTCACGTTCGCCAACAACAGCGACCCTTTGATGACGCAAGAGGCCCTAGCAGCAGTCGACGGCGGATACTCGGCCCTCGACCTGCTCACAGCCCTCGGCACCGAGACCGGTGGCACACTGTGCGACCTGCCCGACGGCGCCGTCCTGTGGGAGTCCTACAGCCGTCGAGGCTACGGATACAACCCGGCGCACTGGTACGACATCGACTCGACAGACACATGGCCGGACCTGCCCTACATCTGGGCAGACATTTACGACCGGGTCGACACTGCCCCGCTCACTGTCGAGCTGCCGCACACGGCGGTCGCCTGGGCGCCGACGTGGCGCAACACGTCACAGACGATCCTCAACGACGTCACCGTGATCTACGGCAGCGCCGGCAATCAGAGTAAGACGGACTCGGATGCGGCCTCGATCATCACGCACGGGCGTCGAGCGTTCACCCTGACCACGAAACTGCACGAGGCAGCCGACGCGCAGTCGAGGGCCTCGGACATCATCCGCACCCAGTCGGAGCCCCGCTACGCCGTGCAGTCGATCGAGGTCCTCATGGAGACCGTCACCGACCCCCTACGAGCCGACCTGCTCGACGTCATCTCCGGCAGCAAGGTCGGAATCGACCTTATGCCGCAGCCCGCCCCGGTCGACGATTACGTGGGCATCTGTGAGGGATGGTCCGAGACCTACACACCCGGACTGCACCGGCTCGTCCTCAGCCTGTCGGATCCTCGGTTCTCGTACCAGGTCGTGCGATGGAGTGAAGTGAGCGCCGTCCTGACGTGGGCCGGCGTCGACCCGACCGTGCAGTGGTACAACGTCGTCGCTGCAGCCGATCTAGTCGCCTAACTGAAAGGATCAGCACATGGGAACCCCGTACGCACTCAGCAGCGACCTAGTGTCGGC